CTCGGCATCCAGGTTAATGTACTCCATGTACTGGGGGCGGAGAAAGTTCTCGACCTGGACACGGTCGAGGGGGCTGTTGCACCCGGGAGACTTGGTGTAGAAGGAATCCATGCACACGGGGCGGTTGGCGAGGTCAAATCCGCTCCACACGGGGCAGACAAGGAGGTCGGGGTTTTCAAAGCGGTCGGATTGGATGCGGTTCGCCCATCCCTGGTCGACCTTGCATGTACGGAGAGACCCATTCAGACTAATGGTGTTGGACATTTTTTTATTATGTTTATTGAATGGGGTGAAAAAAAAAATAATTTTTTTTTTGAAAAAAAACCTGTTGTATTCTTTTAAATCGTTTAAAAAGTGAAATGGAGATTTTTTGCAGCGCTCCATAGACATGGATAGTATGAAAAACAACTGGAGCAAACTTCCTGTTTCTTTGGTCGGGTACATTTTTGAGCTGGACCCGACGTACCGTGACGTCTATTCCAGAGTCGTCATGCAACAGTTTCATTATGTAGACATGGGTCACTTTCGTGTGAACGAGAGTACCGGGCATCACCAACTATGGCACGAAAACGGCGGTCTCTGGGACTTTACGATTCGGGATGGTCGTTACGAGGGAAAAGAAAGGGTATACACAAGGGAAGGCCTCATGTATATGGAAAAAAATTACAAGAATGGTAAATTGGACGGATGGTTCCGCGAATTCTATGACAACGGCAATCCCAAGTCGGAGAAATGGTTTGTAAAAGGCAAAGAAGAAGGGGTGGTCACCTACTGGTTCCCAGAGGGGACGCTTTTCCAGAAATGTTTCTACCGAAATGGCCTGAAGCACGGTCCTTTCTTGCAATTCGGGATTTTCGGTGAACTGAAAAGCGTCCGCGAGTACCGCAACGGGAAAGTCGTCAAGCAACACATGTAGCTTGTTTAAAGATGTGAGTCCTAGAACTAAAATGATTGGTTTTGTTGTGGACGACCCCGAGAATTGGCTCTCCAAATCACAGAAAGAAAAGGTCAAGCTTTGGTTCCGTGAACACTTCACTATAGACCGTGATGACTATAGCGACGTGTTGGACCGTATTCATTATCGAGAGCCTACGCATAAATACAAGGGCATCACGGTAACAAAAGTAGAAAACAACGAGGACCTTTATCGTGTGGCGTTTTCCACGACGCCTCCTGTCGACACCGTGTCCACAGAAAACCTTCGGGACCGTCTTCGTGCCAAGTTGCGACAAAAAGTGTCGGGTCGTACATCCTTGCAAACGATGGGGGAGGACTGGAAGATGTACCAAAAGCTCTTGCAGTCCCCTGCCGTAAAGATGATACCGGCGGAACGACTCGACCTCGTGCTTCCCAATCCGGACGGTGTGAGGAAACAGCGGAGCGAATACGAACAATTCCAAAAGGTCTGCCCGGACCCTACCCTCAAGGAATACTTTGAATTGTGTCTACAGAACTAGACGGATTGGATTTTTTTTTTTTGCCACAAAAATAAAAATAAATTATTGGTACGGATAAATGAGATTTTATACCAAGATATTCCTTATCGTCACATCCATTCTCGGTCAGGCGTTTGGTCAGGGTCAGACCCAGAACGTGTCCCACGTGTGGAAGACGGTAAATAACGCCATTTACCTTAACCAGAAAGAGGTGGCGCTACGCGGGGTATCGTGGTTCGGATTCGAAACCCAAGATTTTGTCGTGAATGGGTTATGGTCCCACCCCATGGACTGGTACTTTGATACGCTGGTGGAACTGAACATCAATAGTATCCGTGTCCCCTTTTCTTCCGAATGGATTTACTATAATTTTGACCTGTACCCGGACGACCAGATGGTCACCGCGGACCCCGGGTCCCAGCACAAGAAATCCATCGAGATCCTCGACCTGTTTTTTGAAAAGGCTCGGAAGCGGAACATTGCGATTATGCTCGACCTTCACCGTCTTCACAAGGAATATATTTCCGAGCTGTGGTACTCCCCCACCGACCGTGAATTTACGACCGACACGTTTTTTGCAACGTGGTTTGCCATCCTCGACCGGTACAAGGACGCCCCGAACCTCATGGCGGTCGACCTGCTCAACGAACCCCACGGACAGGCGACATGGGGAAGCGGGGATGCCTCCAACGACTGGAAAATGTTTGTGGAAACCGCGCTTCCCCAACTCGTGGCACGATATCCCGATAAGCATTGGCTCTTTTTCATCGAGGGAATCGAATGGGGACACACCTTTCGCGACTACCGTGCACACCCTCTCGACCTTCCTACGGAAATTATGGAGAGGGTGGTGTTTAGCCCTCACGTGTACGGCAAGAGCGTTGTCATTTCCACTTCGACGGACCCTAACATTCTGCACGGAACCTGGAACAATGACTTTGGGTTTTTGTTGGAGAGCGGTAAAACCTTTGTCCCGGGAGAATGGGGTGGACAGACGTACCTGGACGGCGAGTGGATGAATATTTTTGTGGATTATTTGGTGGACAATGATTCACCGAGCAATTTCTTGTGGTCCCTGGGACCAAATTCGGGAGACGTCGCAGGGCTCTTCTTGGACAACTGGACGGACCTCGACAACTTCAAGGTGGACCTCTTGCAGAGATTGGTGCCCAATCCGACACGCTTTTCTTTCTAAATTGATTTTTTTTCCCTTCTTTCTTGACAAAAAAAATCAGTCTCTGGAATGCAGGAACGCAGGAAACGCACCAATGTTAAAATAAAAGTAAAAAATAATATTGGTATTCTTTTAAATGGTGAAACCCACATTTTTATGCATTGGTGTCCAAAAATCCGGGACGACGTCTCTAAAACATTATTTGAATCAACATCCGGACATTTTTATTCAGAACAGAGAATTACATTTTTTTGACGACCATGAACTTACGGAAGCGGAAATTGTAAAATACGAAAATACCTTTATGACCCATAAATCAATCGTAGGAGAAAAGTCGCCTTCGTACAGCTATTTACAATTTGCTATCGATAGAATATACCAGTACAATCCAAACATAAAATTAATTTTGATCTTGAGAGAGCCCATCGCAAGAGCGTTTAGTCAGTACAATATGTATAACAACATCCAACACAAAACGGAAAAAGAAATCATGTTGGATTTTGAAAGAGAACAAGATATACAACTGTCGCAAGTCAAAAGGAACGGAAAGTATTACATTCTTCGAGGAAAATATGACGAGATTATTTCCTACATTCTTTTGAAATTTCCCAGAGAAAATCTCTATATAGGGATTTCGGAAGAAATTCGTGCCAATAAAAAAAAAGAGTATAATAAAATCATCGAGTTTTTGGGAGGCGACGCGTTGAAGGAAATAAATGAACGTGTGGACACGGCCATAGGAAAGTATAAAAAATCCATCCCCAAAATACTAGAAAAAAAATTATACGATATTTACAAACCGCATAATGAACGGTTATACGAAATATTAGGAAGAAGAATACCGAGTTGGGAAACATATTATGACAAACTAGAATCCACATGGTACGCTATACAGCATTGATGCATGGACTCTTTACACGAATTGGAAGCTCCAAAAAATCGTAAACATCTTTTGCGCTCATATGGTGACACGTCAGGATATCTTGCGTACGAATTCTGTCGGCGCAACAACGATACGTACCCCCGTAACACAACCCTCTGTAATTACACGAGAAAAAACCAGTGTCATGCGTGATAATCTCGAGGTCGTCCACGTGGTTTTGAAGAGCATACGAGAGGGCCACATCACAGGCTTCCTTCTCGACACCTTCCATTTCTCTCCATTGAGAAGCGAGGTTGGCCAGGTGGGGATAGAGGGTCGCGAGACACCGTCGTGACAGGACAAAGCCGGCACCGCCCGAATGGAAATAATACTCCCGACTACCGATGTTATGGGACGCGCCATGACCGCCAATATACAACGGAAGGTTGTCGTCAAAGCGGTCTAAAAACTCCAACAGGCGAACCACGTGGACACACGTATCGGCGCCTGCACAAACAAAATACGAATCCGGGGTTGAACGTATCCAGGGCGTAACGGAGCCCTAGGTTCTGCTTTTCGTGCACCGAGAGATAATCGTCCGCCACGGATATACGGATGGTCCTGTCCAGTGTACCGTAATGGGGGAGAGGCGTATGAGGGTCACGACCACCGACAAAATAAAGGACGGGGACTCCCATGGACTCTGCTGTTTTTCCCCATGTTTCCTGGACCGTGTTCATCTCGGCCGCATATTTTGGTTGGCTATCGCATGCCAAAAGACAAATGACGAGATTCGACCGTAGCGGTGCAACAAGGTCGTCAAGGTGGTGACGGAGCGCCGGCGTCGCGACCAATGCGTCTTGTATCCATAAAGGTGTGGGAACGGCCACATGTCGGTACCGTAACAACCCGGTGTACATTGCGGTCTCTACGCCCAGATGCCCACTCTCGATTTCGGTAAGAAGTGCCGTCGACGCGTCATAGAGCTCGCGGTGGTAGCCCAACTCGGCGTACCGAGCAAGGATGGTGTAGTAGATGTACCCAATGTTTTTTCGCGGACGAATAAAATTATTAATCATCTGGCCGTAATCCCCATACGAGCGGTAGATATCGTCATAAAACTCGTCCAGCACCTCAAGATAGAGCATCTCCTCGCCATGTCCGTATCCCGTCATGGTGGTATCCACAAAAATCTCCTTTAGCCTCGTAAGGATTCGTAGCCCAACCTCTCGACCACACGTCATGAATCCACCACAGACGACATATCGGTACTGACGGTAATAGTCTCGTTTATTCTCGGAAAGCTTGTATTTCTTGTCTACCACGTTAAGGACCTGGATATGAAACTTGTCGGTGATGTTATAGAGCGCGTACAACAACTTGTGCACGGAATAATTTTCGCATATCCGAAGCTTGTTGTCGATACCGAGGTACGAATCGAGCCACCCAAACCGTGACGTTCCAAAGGGGTTCTTGTCGATGACTTGTAATACAAAATCAAACTTGTTACACGTGAGAATATGCGATTCGGCGCAGGTACGGTGATCACGTGTTGGCCAATAGACGACACGGTTCTGACGTACTTTATCAAGGTACTGGTACACCCAGAGGTCTTCGAGCTCCAGCTCGATGAATTGGGTGAGGTGGTGATACCCGTGAATCGCACGGCGTTGTCGAAGCGTCGGCATCGTAGTCTTGTTTCCAAATATTACAAGGTAGACGGGGAGGGAGAGCACGGGGTCGACCTTTTCAAGACATTCAGATACGGTTCGAACACCCGATGAATAGGCAGAAAGATCAAAACATGCGGTGACCAGCGTACAATCAGGGATTTTCATGTGTTTAATAAAATAAAATCGATTTTATTAAATACAGCACTTGACCGGTGGATGAAATGAAATTAACGGGTAGGCATATGCTGTTGGAGAAGCGCAACGGCCACCTTGACCTCCCGTTCCGAGGTGCCCCATATCTCAAACTGTCCTTCACGAAAACAAAGGTAGCGGGTCTTGGACTGCCGAGTGATTTTTTTTAGATGCCCAAACACCGTACACAATTTATCTTCGGACACAGGAAGAGAACGTACCCTCATGGGTTTTTCCAGCAGGGGAGGAGAGTACACCCCGGGGATGGGTTTCCATTCCAACACGTACTGCTGAATATCCTTATGAAAAACCCACGTGTACCCGGGATACTCCTTCAAAACATGCTGTGGATGATGGGTTTTCATTTGATTTTTTTTTTGTGGGATAAAAGTACATCAAGCTCTCAATTTTTTTTCATAGGAAGGTTCCCGTCACAGGGCCTCTTGAGGAATTTGTACCCACACACCTTGATGTATTCGTTATTGTAGGCGTCGGTAGCAGAAAAATATCCCGAGCCCGGGGAGGGAACGTTATGGGTAAGTGCGCCGTACCCCTGGTCCGGGGTCACGGGAACGACCTGGGTGTACATGGTCGGAACACCCTGGGGTTGCCAATCGGGGCCTGTTTGG